TTAAATATATTAAAGAAAGTTGTATAATAACACACAAGAACGAAATAGTATGTGTGTATATAACTGAAAAGACGGATAAAGCAATCACAAAGGCGACTGAAAAGTTGATTAAACTTGGAAAGAAAATGGAAATATATTATCCTGAAAAACAACATACATTTTACACACCATTTAAATTAACCGGTTCAAATGCTACTAACAAAGATAAGAAAGAAGCAACCGATTTTAAAAGAGAACATCTAAAAGAAGATAGATATAATGGTAAAAACTGGATGGACGGAATGATACGATATTTTATTGGTAAGAAGCAACAAAAGGGAGGAACGATGATTTCATATCAACCAAGAGCAGTTGAAGCAAATGAAGACGAAGATTTTTTATTTGATTTAGTATATTCTTATTGTGCTTTATACGAACTTGAAAAAAGATATTGCCCTGATATTGCGAAATATCGTTATGAACTTGCGAAAGATGCTGGATTTGTAGGAGCATTTCCAAATGTCCCATTAGAAAGACATTGTGCTACTGGTTGCGGTGCTTCATTAGATTTTGCGAGTGCTATACATAATGATAGTGGAATATCAGGTTTAACTGAAAGTATTATATGGAGTAAATGTGAAAAAGGAGAACATCAACTATTCGTATCACCTGCTATTAAATTATGTTTTGATTTAACAACCCATAACGCAATTATATTTCAACCTCCAAAAGTGCCTCACGGCACAGCATCTACCGGTAATCATAAAGGATATGGTTATGTTAATATAACAAAAGCAAACCTCGTTGCTAAAACTGAAATAACAAAAGATTATTATAAATTATGGGATAAATATTTACATAAAAGTATTATGTAATAATTAAGATAGGTCTAAATAACAATATAACATAATACAATTATTAATATTTTAACTATATTATATGAAAATTAAGATAAATATTCATATAATATATAAGAAATCAGTATAAAGGATTAATAAAATTAATTTTATTAAGGATTTATATAGTATTTTGTAATATAATTCATATATTAATCTTAATAATTGAATTATAGTGTATAAAGTATTAACATTCATTTAAAGAAATAGTATTAGATGGTTGTTTATCTTCATCTTTATTTTCAGTTTTACAACTATTATTAACCGCTTGTAAGTATTCCGGTGATTGAGGACACACCTTAATATACTCTACCCTGACTAAACCGGATAACCATTCAAGAGTATCGAAGACCCAGTGGGTTTCCTCTGCTTTTAGAAAATACATATTTGTATGTGAAATCTTATGTTTCTTGGATTGAAACCAAGAACACTTATAAACGAATTGGTGATGGTCTAACACTATACTATGCCTATGATGAAGTCTAAACTCCAAAAACTCTCGTTCTAAATCTTCTTTCCTTTCCATTATATTATAAAGTAAGATATTAATTTCTTTTTAATATCTTATAAAACTATATATATTATTAGTTAGTATAAATCCTTACTAAATCTTCTAATAAATTAACAGGTATTTCATAATGTAGAACCGGATTGGGATTACCTCCAAAGCGTTCAACACTTATCATACGCTTACCAAATGTTTTAAATATTTCTTTATCGTATTTTATCGAACAACAGGCATCAGTAAAGTTAAATATAAAATATTGCGGTGTATCTACATTTCTTACTTTATGAACCGGTATAATGGTTTTGTTGTATTGTCCTTTGCTTATACGTCTTGATTTAACTTCCCAACTTGTAGCATTTTCGCTTTCAAAATCATAAGGGTAGTATTCGTCATTATAAATATCCTTTGTATTTCTAATATTCGGTTCATCTTCCCAATTACCTTGTATAGTTGGTAATATATCAATCTCCTTCAATAAACCAAACTTTAAATCGTTCGCTAAACTTCTTTGAATATTCTTATACATATTTATATAATAGTATAATATAAAATATCCCTTTAAATTATAATTTAACAATATATATTTAAAATTAAATTATACTATCTAAAATTAATTTCTTCCTAAATATTATATAATGGATAGTTTGAAAGAACATTTACATACAAAAAGACCTACTCTATCAAAATCATCTTTAACCACATATTCATCTATTTTAAAAAACCTTTACATTAAGGTTTTTGGAAGTAATGAGATTGATTTAAAGAAGTTCGATGAAACTGAAAAGATTTTAGCATTCCTTAAAGATGTCCCACCTAACAAAAGAAAGACTATATTAAGCAGTTTAGTAATTATCACAGATAAGAAACCATATAGGGATTTAATGTTGGAAGATGTAAGGGATTATAACAAGGAGATACATAAACAGGAGAAAACACCGGAACAAGAAGCGTCTTGGGTTAGCACTAATCAGGTTAAGGATATTTGGGAGGCGTTGAAAAAAGACGCTGAATTACTATACAAAAAGAAAACACTTAAACCGGCAGATTTACAACAGATACAATCCTATATTATTATATCACTTTTAGGGGGTATTTTTATCCCACCCAGAAGAAGTAAGGATTATGTTGATTTTATGATAAAAGATATAAATAAAACCGATGATAACTTTTTGGAAAAAAACAAAATGATTTTCAACTCATACAAGACTGCGAAAACATACGGACAACAAACGATAGAGATACCAAAACAATTACAAAGTATATTGAAGAAATGGATTAGTGTTAATCCTACTAAATCCCTTTTGTTTGATGCGAATATGAACCCATTATCGTCAGTGAAATTGAACCAAAGATTAAATAAAATATTTGACGAAAAGAAGGTATCAGTTAATCAATTGAGACACACATATTTAACCAATAAGTTCGGTCATACAATAGAACAGAAGAACTCTGTTGCTAATACGATGAGCGAGATGGGTAGTTCTTCGAATATGTTAGATACATATGTTAAAAAAGATGACTGATTAGGTCAAAGGAGAAAAGTAGCAAACTGGTGCTATGTTTTCGAAGATTTCTATAAAGAGTTTTTTTTTGATTTCATATTTTTAATATTCTTAAAATAAAAATATTAAAAAAGTTCTAAAAGTATGCCCCAGTTTGCTACTTTTCTACCACCCCTATTTATTACCCATTAGTTTCATACTAACCGGTATTTTGGTAATATCCACACCTTTACCGCTGTCCTGACTTACTATATCTTCCGGATTAGTTATAACCTCTATCTCCCTTCTCAATTTAGGGTCGCTTGATTGAAAAAACATTTTTAAAATATATTCATTCTTCTTCCAATCTATACTGATGTTAAGGTCGTCAAAGTATTCCAAGAAACAAGCAACATCATCATATAAGTCTTTTGTTCGATAATCCCAAGCGTTAATATAATGTAGAAACGCAAGACAATAGTATCCACAAGCGTTATTCATTAGCGACTGAATATCCTTTGTATTATACGGCAATTTTTTACCGGTATTATCCAAAACAAACTTCTTAATATTTTCGCTTGGCGGTTGTCCGTATGGGTCAAAGAAAATTGGTTCTATTTTACCATCAGGATATTTATTTACTTGTAAGCAAGTCCAATGTGTCCCCTCGTTTTCATTACCTTCCTCATCTACCGAATTATCGAGGTTAATTATATATGACTTATTGAATGCGATTTTTGATGGTAGTTCATCTTTGAAACAGACCAGTTCAAGTGGTATTTTCATTCTTGTAGAAAGGTCTTCTAATTGATTATTAGTAAGCATTATATATTATTAATTGAGAAATTAATTTTTAATAATTATACTAAATCTTTTTTTTATGCGTATAATCCAGCACCTCTGCTAAACTTTTGATAAGCAGGAGGAAGTGTGTGTTGGAACTGAAAGTTTGCCGAAAATGGTTGTGATTGTAAAGCAGGAGGAAGATGCGATTGGGAAGCAACCAAACCAGAACCTCTACCTACAATACCTACTTGTCTTCGAGTTTTAACATAATCCTTTAATCCTTGACCGGTTATTCCTGCATCACCTAATTTATGTAATAGTGATATTTGTGCTGTTCCCATCTTACTTCTATCCATATGTGCGAGTGCGTTAAGCATATTTGCCTGTGCTAATTTACCGAAATTAGTTCCAAGTTGGTCGTTCAAGTTATTTAACAAATCATTTTGATTAACTTGACCTAATAGGGTTGAAGGAGAAAGTATAGAACGAGGACCACCGATATTAGATTGGTTTTGGTATGTTGATGGGTTTTCTAAATAGTCTTTTGCGAATGCCGACCCTTTTTTTCCAATTGTAGAACCTAATTGACTACCAATTAAACCAGCAACCGGTAGCAATTCTGGTTGTCCTGTGGCGAGGGCGAGACCACTTAAAGCAGATGCTCCAATTTCAGGTGCGTATTTAGAAATGGTATCTATACCCTTATGTAGATGAGGTTTCAACCTTTCTGCTTCTTTGTAAATAAACTTCTTCGCATCTTTACCAAGTGATTTCTCCACCATTCTATCGAACTTTTTACCGAATATACCAGTTCCTACCATTTGTGGTGCGGATTGCTGATTAACCATAATCTCCTCTGGTGTTAATTGTATCTCCATTCCTTTACCTTTATTAAAAGTTCTTGAAATCTCGCTATATCTATCCGGATGAACGATAAGGTTAAACCCTTTCCCTTCAATCGCCGGTGAGATACGAACTTTGTGTCCGTTTCGAAGTTTTGAGAGTTGCTTGGGACTTGCCTTAATATGAAATCTCGTATGCC